GTAAGGCTTTAGGTACGGCTACGGCTTTAATTAATACCTTCTTAGGTATTACGGAGATCTGGAGAAATAAAACCGTAATACCGGAGCCTTTCGGTACAATCGCTAAAGTAGCGGCTACGGTTACGGCGGCGGCTTCCGGCTTCGCTGCGGTACGAGGTATAATGCGTACTAACGTACCCGGAGGCGGAGGAGGAGGAGGTCAGTCTATACCTTCGGTATCTTCGGCTACGCCTCCAGTTCAGCCGCAGTCGTTAGGTATGCAGTTAAACTCTGCTAGTATTCAAGGTATCGGAAACGCTGCCGCCGGAGGAGTTAATAGAGCTTTCGTACTAGATACGGATATTAAAGACAATCAAGAAAGACAAGCTAGGCTACAGAGAGCCGCTAGGTTAGGATAATAAATAAAAAAAATATAAAATGAAGAAATTACCGATTTACGAAATGCTAATAGACGAAAACGTAGATAGCGATATGCAGGTGGACTTTATCGCTTTAGTGGATAAACCCGCGATTAAAAAAGACTTCCTAAAATTTAGCGAAGACTTTATAGAGCCTTCTAAAGGAGAGAGAGAAACCGAATTTATACCGCGTTGTATATCCTACGTAGTAAACGAAGGAAAGGATAACGAGCAGGCGGTAGCTATCTGCTACTCTATCTGGGAGCAACATTTTGCGGAAGAGTCCTATAACGATTATCCGGACTCCGTAAAGAATAACGCTAAGGCGGCTTTAAAGTACGCCGAAGAAAACGGCTGGGGTACTTGCGGTACTCCCGTCGGGAAAGCTAGAGCTAACCAGCTGGCGAACGGAGAGAAGATCAGTATAGAAACTATAAAGCGTATGTACTCGTACCTATCGAGGCACGAAGTAGATATAGAATCTAGCAAAGGATACGGCGATGGCTGCGGTAAACTAATGTACGACTCCTGGGGCGGTAAGTCCGCTCTATCTTGGGCGGAGAGTAAAATAAAGAGTATAGAGCGTAAAGCCTTCGCAATTCAAGACGAAGAGCGTAGGATTATCTCTGGCCCCCTAATGGTAGCTAATCAAAAAATCTACCGTAACGATCCGGAGCTAGGAGAATATGAAGTATTTTTCTCTCCCGAAACGATTACTAAGATCGCGATTAAGTTAGCTAAGAAGGGATTTCATAACAACGTTAATTTAATGCATAACTCCGATATGCAGGTACCCGGAGTAACGCTATTCGAAATATTTCAATCCGATAAGAGTAGAGGTATAATGCCTATTAAAGGCTTCGAAGATCTAGCGGACGGTAGTCTTTTCGGATCTATGTACGTCGAAAACGACGTAGCCTGGAAGTACGTTAAAGACAATTTAATTAAAGGTTTTTCCGTCGAGGGTAATTTTGGGATGAAGAAAAAGGATAAATACGATGAAACCTTTGAAAAAATAGTTGAGATCTTAAATGAAACAAACTTTTAAAAATTACCACTTATTTTAAAATATTCTTATTATGTCGACAAAAGACGCAATCGAAAAAATAAAATCTATGCTTTTCGGAGAAATGGAACAACCCGTAGCGGTACCTCCGGCTCCGGTTGAGCCTCAGAAATTCGAAGACTATAAGCTTAAATCTGGCGCAGTAGTTTCTATCGATAAGCTCGAAGTAGGCGGATCCGTAACTCTCGAAGGCGCTCCGGCTCCGGACGGTAGCCACGAACTTGAAAACGGTAAAGTAATCGTCGTAAGCGGCGGACTTATTACCGAAGTAAAGGAAGCTAACGGCGCGGCTCCGGTAGTAGAGGTAGAAGTAGAAGCTATGAAGAAACTCCCTGGAATGTTTAGCGAAATCGAAAGCGGAGTTAACGATCTTAAAAAAGTAGTAGAAGATCAAGCTAGGACTATCGCGGTACAGCAGGAATCTTTAAAGCAAATGTTTTCTCTCGTAGAAAAGATCGCTAATAATAGTATCGAGGCTCCTAAAGAGCAATCTAAAACATTTGAAGAAATGACTCCTCTCGAGAAGTTTCGCGCACAAAAAGGATAAATAAAATGGCTTTAAAAATAAAAGACGGCGTTACTATTTGGGCTTATGGTCCTAAATCTAACCCGTTTACTAACGAATCAAATCTAACTCAGGAACAACTAGAACACCTTAAAAGTAGGTTTCCGGACGAGATCGAGGAGGAGAAAGAGGCTAAAATTTCAAAATCTAAAAACAAATAACAATGGCAATTTCTGCAACAATCGTGGACATCAGAGGCAAAGCCTATGAGCCCATTCTCGAGGAGCTTCTGTTTGAAAACAAAACAGTAGCAGACAATTTGGTATCGTTCGAAACCGACGTTAAGAACGAAACTATCATTACGGAGTCTAGCAATATCGTAACTCTTCAGGCGTACTCTTCCGGCGCTCCTACGTCGCAGGGTACTCTCGGGTTTACCGATACGGCAGTAACTCCTACTAAGGTTATGTTTTATCAGGAGTTCGATCCTAACGCTCTTCGTCCTTCTCGCTTTAAGAGGTCAATGAAGCCTGGCGCTTGGGAAATCATGAGCACCGAGTTCGAGCGTACCGTTATGGCCGCTTACGGTAAAGAGGTATCTCTCGACGCGGAAAGCAAATGGTGGAGCGGTATTACTTCCGCTACTAAAACCGCTATCGCAGCGCTTACTCCCGGTACCGGTCAGACTTCAGTAGGAGCCGCTGAGCAAACATGGGCAGCCGCTCAAACCGCTACACAGTTCGACGGAGTAGTAGCTAAGATGATCTACAACGGTGGCGCTCTCGGGCTTCGCGTTAAGGTCGCTGGTACTACAATCTCTAGCTCTAACGTAGCTACCGAATATGGTAAAGTATACGCCGCAATGCCTGCCGTAGTACTTGCTCAAAACGAAAAGCCTTTCCTTTACGCTCCTTATTCTCATAAGCAGTTTATTAATATCTTCAACGTTAGCGCTACTTACCGCGATCTTTTCGCCGTAGATATTAAGGCTGATAAGTACTTCTACAACGGTATCGAAATCAAATTCGTACCGCTTCCCGAGAATTGTATCGTAGCCGCTCTTCCTTCTAATCTTATCTGGTGTACCGACCTCGTAGCCGATATTAATAAAATGGAGATTAACAAAGTCGCAAACAATAGAGAGGATATGTTTGTAAAGCATATTTTCACTATCGCGGCTCACGTAGCTCGTCAGGCTAACAACGTTCTCTATCTTGGCTAAATAACAATGGGCGGGTGAATTAACCCGCCCTAACTTAAAATATAATATTATGCCTTGTGCACTAACAACCGGATATAACTTAGACTGCCGCCTTAATTACGGAGGCGTAAAAGAAATATACGTTATTGAGTTCGAAAACGTAACCTCTTTTACCCAGACCGCAGGACTAGTTACAGCTATTACTAAGGCTGCTACTAAGACATTTAAAAAGTATAATCTTATAGCGCATACCGGCGAAGGAGATGAAGCTCTAACCGCATCGCGCGAAATGGGTACGCTTAGCAATAAACAGACTATTAAATTTCCGATTAACAATATGACTACTGCCGTAAGGAATGAGTTATTCCTTCTCGCGCAAAATAGGTTAATATTTGTTATCGTAGATGAGAATAGCGTTAATTGGATGTACGGATCAGACTACGGCTTAACGCTTACTACAGCCGCCGCTAAGACGGGTAAGGTACTAGCAGATCGTAACGGCTATGAGTTGACTTTCGAAGGTGACGAGAAGAATCTCGCGTACGAAGTTAATGACGCTACTCTAGCTACTCTCCTTACTTAATTCTTCCGTGGGTTTATAAATTAGGGGTATCGATATCGATACCCTTTTTTTATTAAACAAAATCGCGTTTTTTGCCACTATAGTATAATGATCGTATATACTATAGGTCAACAGTCTGATACTCTCGTAACGCTTAACGAATCTACTACGCTCGTTAATCCTTACTACCTATTCGTATTTACTAACGTTTCGACTAAGGTAGTATATACTCAGATCGTTAATAGTACTAGCGATACTTCAGACTACCCGGATAGAATAAATATATATAGCTTCAATACTATAACGCTTTTCGCTACGGCGCAGGCTGGACAATATAGCTACGAGGTTTACGAGCAGGCTAGTTCTACTAATACTAATCCTACCGGGTTAAACTTAGTAGAGTGCGGTAAAATGCTTCTAAACCCTGCTACTAATTTAATACAACAAGGATATGAACCAACGACGACATATAAAGGATACGCCGGTTAATTTCGAAGGCGATTTAATAGAGATAAAGTCGCAAGACTTTGCCGATAGTCGTATACCTTTAATGCAAGAAAAACGCGGCTATGATTATATACCTTTCGGTGATCGAAACGACTACCCGACCTACTTACTATGGTTATACAATAAATCCGCTAAGCACAACGCTATCATCAATGGTAAGTGTGTTTACATACTCGGTAATGGTTTAAAGTCGGAAGAACCCGCCGGAGAGATATTTCTAAAGAAGGCTAACGAATCTCAGAGCTGGGATCAGTTAATGAAATTAGCCTGCCTCGATATCGAGAATTTCGGAGGCGTATATTTTCAAGTTATACCTAAATTAGCCGGAGGTTATAATTACTACCATATCGCTTACGAGCGGATGCGTACTAACGAGCATAACAATCGGTT